AGCTACCTGGACGTATTCAATAATGAACGTAAAGGAGCCTGCTGTCGTAGCATCTACGGTGTTCGTAATGTTGCAGAAGATGGTCCGTTCCGCCGAAGCGTATTGGGCGGAAACTGGAGCAGTAGTTGCGCTCTGCGTCGTCGCTACCAATGTAGTAGTTGTCACGTTGCCGACAACGACAGTGGTTCCACCGTCAAGGATTTCATCCGTTACAGCCGCTACGATCTGTGCGCCAGAGGTAGACGTTCCAACCTCATAACCAATATCTCCCGTTCCAATAACTGGAGCGGTAACACATAAAATCTTGATGTCGGTGATTACGGTGTTAGCCGGCTGAGTAAACTCGCCAATTGCGGGGCTGTCACCCGCTGTGCTGTTTACGGTAACGCCCGTGGCAAAACCAACATGCTTGACGTATTTGTCCGTAACAATACCTGTAGAGGCAACATCAAAAACAGTGGTTTCTGCGCCCGTTACGGCGGCTACGTTGATTACCTCAAAACCGTTCTCTGAGCGAACGGGACCATTAAAAGTTGTATTAGCCATGCGGCTTCCTCCTTACGAGAGATTGGCCCTAGAGTCTTCGTAAGCGTCTGCTGGGACAGTCGCTAGGGCTATGATTCCCAGAAATAAGTCGGGGGAGAGTCTCCTCTCCCCCGTAGTCTTATGCGCCTTTGGATCCGTACACGCAACGAGGATCAGAGTAACCGTAGCTGTAACGCTCACGGGCTTTGAACCGAACATTGCCTGTATCAAAGTCGCCCTCCATCTTCGTAGACATCGGCATACGCTCAAAGTGAACGAAACCGCGAGGAGCGTCCGTCTTAATGAAGAACGCATCCGTGTCTGTCAGATAGTGGTTAACAACATAACCCTGCGGGAGCATACCCATGTTACGCATTGCGTTAACATCGTTGTCCGCAGAACCTGGGCGAAGAGTAGACTCAAGAAGACGATCCGCCACAAACTGAAGTGCGGGGGGGATAATCAACTTCTGTCCACGAACCGAGACTTTAAGGCCGCGCTCATCAACAAAAGCTGCAATGTCAATAAGAGCATTCTCAAGGCTGGTTTCGTTCAGGTCAGCATCAGTGCTGGGCTCATTACGAAGCGAACCATTATTCACCAGAGGATGGTCAGTAGCGCAAAGCTCCTTACCATCGCCGCCAGCGAACGTGCTATCAAAAGCGTTGTTCAGCGTAGCTGCACCCTTCACCTGTTTGGTGTTGGCCATGCTGCGTGCCAAAGCTTTCGTATAGCGAGAGGCAAGGCGATCATAAAGATTATCCTCGATTGCTTCTTCCGTAATGGAGAAAGCAAGCGCGATGGTCTCATGAGTGTACCGTGCCGTATACGCTTCTTGGGCATCGTCAAAGGTAATAGCTGAACCTTCTTGCTTAACGGGTGCTGACCCGAAGCCTGAAAGCATCACTTCTTCCTCAAACGCACGCTCCGAAGATTCAGTATCATAAATCTCAGAAGCTTCATCGTCATACCGGGCATACTCAAGGCCGAAAAGGGCGTTGAGACCGGGCTCTAGCTCTTTCGCTAGTTGGGCTCTGCTAATAGCCATTTTTCAATCCTCTCCTATACGCCAGTGGTTGAAGGTGTACCCGAAGCAATGGACCCAGTAGGTGCATTAAACGAGTTATTCAACCTAACAATTACGCCGATGCCAGCGGCTTCAAAATCCTCGTTCTCAGGATCTTCCTGCCAACCCATGACGCGAAGCGCCAACGAATTGGTAGTTGCCAGCGTACTAACAGCCAGACGACCCAAAGAAACGCCAGTAGCGTCAGTTCCCGTGATGCCCGTAGAAAGATTCGCGTTCAGGAAGACACTTGCACGCGCATTTGCCTTACTTGTCAGAGACGCATCAGATGCAATTAAATACAACTGATTTGGGTCATCGTTGATAAAGGCCTTTACGGGGTGGTTACTATCCGCTCCGGATCCAGGCCAGTAGTTACTAAACGTAGTTTTTCCAGTGACACTAGAGACATACTCACATCCCTGAAATACGCCCAGATGACTGACTGTACCACCGGCAGCGTTAGCCGTGTGATCGATAAACCCTGAAGCAAGAGGAATAACCAATTGCCCATGGTAAATTTTGTCAGTGTTACCGTTAGCGATTTCGTAAGGAGTATATCCCGTAAGGCCAGTGGAATTGGTTCCGCCACCTAGCTTAGAGATGGGACGAAGACCAAAGCTTCCATTACTGTTAGCCATTTTCTATCTCCTAGTCCTCGTTTTGAGGACCTCCAAAAGTTACACGAGATTGCCTATCAGGATTATTGATAGGCATTGCCGGATGCTGCTCACGAGCTAAGTCGTTATCAACAGCGGCCATTTGATTGCGTGTCATGCCACGAAAATGTTCGTCGCGTTCTTCAACAATCTCAAGAGGAATCCTTGCAAGTAAAAGACCACCTACGCCTATTACACCAGCGTGTTTACCATCTTCAACGGTCGGGACCTCAAAGTCAGGGTATTCTTCACCACGTACCAGTTCCCATCCCTCTCGAGATCGTGCTGCTACGTTTTTGCGGTCATCAAAACCCATTACTTCGGACCTGATCCATCGATGCTTGTAACCATCTGGAGCGGGTGGTGCGTCCAACATGGACGGGGGCTTCCAAGGTTGCCTGCGTGCTTGCCCTGCACGATTTTGGTTGGCTCTCGGCGTTCTTGTAGACTTTTGGCGAGATGTGTTCTCAGTATTCATGGCTATTCCCTCACTTCACGTATTTTGCATATTCATCAAGAGGCACGTTAAGCTTCTTAGCTATAGCTACCTGAGATGGGGTTAACCGCACAGTTTTCCGTCCACTCTTTTTGCGGGATGCGGAAGATTCAGCCGACGCAACTTTTCTTCCCCCGGTCGATCTAGCCTTAGAATCAAACTTGTTTGGAAACTCGTTTCTAAGTCTACTATCAAGTTCAGTGTAGTATTCATCAGAAGATGGGTCAAACCCCTCATCTTCCACCATGCGACGATGGATGCCAAAAGCACCATATGTCATAACTTCGTCTTGACCGAACCAATCGTTGTCTTGCGCCCATCTCTCTGCTTTTGGGTCTGGGGCCGGAGCCGGAGCCGGAGCAGCCGCCGGAGCTTCTGCTTGGGATATTTCCTGCCCTTCGGGTTTCTCTCTAGCAACTCTAGAGTTGGTCTTTTGAACCGTTAGATCCGCTAAAGACTCTTGAGCGTTAACAATCGCATCAACATCACCCGTTTCGTGGGCTTCTTTAAGAATACGTTTAGCAGACTCAATCTCGGAAGTTACTCGTCCGTCGAACTGCTCCATGTAACCCCTGTCCAAGGATTCCATACGCTGTTTGAGGGACTCGTTCTCTTTACGAACGTTCTCAGCAAACTGAACAGCTGTCTGCTTCTGACGCTCTTCTTCACGATATTTTTTGGTTAATTCGTTGATACGGCTCTTAACACCAGAACTGTATTCATCTAGTTCGTCATCCGTTTCCGGCTGTACGCTTACTTCTTCAGCCGGTTTTTCCTCCGACTCTTCGGAAACATTTACATCAACCGAATTCTCTTCGGAATCTCCAACATCAATATCAGACTCAGTAGGCATGGCTTTTCTCCATGGTTAATTTCTTCTTTCTAAACGTGTTTAATGTCGTCGGGCTCTAGAATTGTGGCAATGACCTCATCATCGTTAATGACGCGGACTTCCCCACCATCGATCTTAAACCTAGATCCTGCGTATCTTCCAATACACACCCAATCGCCCTCGTTGCACCAATTGCGATCTTCATCGTCACCAAATTTAGACGAATCCTGATAAGCCAGAGGACCTACCTTTAGAACGTAGGCAACAACTGTCGCCAACGCTTCACGATCTCTAACTGCATCAGGAATAAGGATACCACCTTCGGTGGCAGCTTTGCCCATGTAAGGCATCACAAGTAAACGCCAGCCTGTGGGCTGCGGCAGTCTCTCTTTAAGGTTCTTACTTACAAGAGAGGGGTCGAGTACTTTCTCACTTTTATCTATGTATGCAGACGATTCGGCTTTCGGGGCTTTCTGGGACTCTAGTACGTGGTCTGGAACGTATAAAGTTTTGGTCATTCTTCCTCCGTGGATTGCAGGAGATCCTTGATCTCCCGTTCTGCGAACTCTAATCCCTGTAATTCTCCCACGAGATGTTTGTAAGACTCCATGTCTTTCGGGCCCCCATGGAGGATTGAGTCCTGGGTTAATTCTATGCGACCTTGTATACTCTTTAGTAAAGAATAGGCAAACGTCGTTGGGTCAGCCATTCTTAAAAGCTGCCTTTAAAATTTTTGCCTTTAATTGCTCCGCCAACTGCGTATTTGATTGGGCCGCGCTTCTCTTCGGTCATACCACCGCGCATGTAGCCCAGTTCATCGACCATGGCTCCGCCCATGGCACGCTCTTTCGGCTTTTCAAAATAATCTTCAATGGGCGCCGGATCAGCTGCAACCACGGCAAAACCACCTTCAACTTCAATAACTTTTCCGGCCTTCTCTTCAGCAGCTCTTTCTGCGGCTGCTCGTGTTTTGTAAGGAGCTTCCGCCGTGCCTCCTTCAGAGCGCGTCATTATTCGGGACTTTCCGGCCAGCGTTCTTTCTATCATGCGGCGGCGATCCGCGTCAGAAATTGTTCTACCAGACTCATCAGATAACAGCCTCTCCAGTAATCTGCGATCCGCGTCAGAAATTGTTCTTGTTTGATCACGACGACGATCCGCGATCTCCAGTAATCTGCGATCCGCGTCAGAAATTGTTCTTGTTTGATCACGACGACGATCCGCGTCAGAAATTGTTCTGCCAGACTCTTCCATCAGAAAGTCCCCTTTCCACCGTTATCGTTATAGGTCAGGCCTTTGACTTGAGCAGGCGGCGCGCCTTTGATACGGGCCATTCCGCCATCGGCCATATTCATTTCATAACCGCCCATTCCTGGGGCAGGCATTGGCCGGCGCTTCATGCCACCCATGTTCATGCCTTCGGCATCATTCATACTCTTTGCCTTTTTCATAAGACCACCTGCCTCCTTTTTAGAGATGTCCATCTGATCAGACATCTGGTTAACCATTCTACTTTTAGCCATTAGAAGACCCTCACTTTCATCATACCACCAAGATTTGCACGTTTTACAGACTGTACCCTACGGGGTTTACCGGCAGGTTGGCCTAAACGTTTCTTTTGAGCAACCCTAGACCTTTTCTCAGACGCTGTTAACTCCCCAGAAGTTTTAGGAGTCTTCTTAGAAACACGTTTGCTGGGCCGGCAATAAGGCGTTCCTCTCTTCTCGCCTTTCTTCCTGCCGCAAGGTTTTCCTGTTCTCACATCGATCCAATCTTCCTTGAACCAACGTTTGAGCGCGGCGCCCTTCTTTGTCTTGCGGACAGCCATCAGAATATCTTAACTTTTTTCCCGCCGTGACGAGGCATAACTGCTCCACAGCCATTGGTCCGAACAGTACCGCCAACAGCCCTTTTGGTTTTGTTGCCCCAGTTACTAGCGCCAACCTTACGACATTTAGCTATCGCTCCAGACGCATACGCAGACGGAAACACCTTATAACGTGCCTTAACCTTTCGATAACAAGCGTCTTTCGTAGCCATTAGCACTTCCACCTTCTACGAGCTTGCCTGATACGCGAATTGGGATTGTTACGCG